ATTATTTTTAAAATAATATGCGACACGTCCAAATTGCGGAGACGTCTTGTTAAGAACCTTAGAGTTCTTTAAAGGTTTATACTACTAAACTATTATAGAAATATATTAGTGGCTTATGCTAATCACATAAGGTATAGTAAAAATGTATAAAATAGAGATAACCCGCAGCTAATCATCTAAGTCCGTTATGGTAAAGGATATGATGACAGTTCAACGACTAAACGCCCGTGGGGTTGAGTAATCTAACCAATTACAATGATGCCTTAAGATATAGTCTAAACCCATCCGAGAGGATGTTATGCCCATTTAAAAAGCATAAATTTAATGATTTTAGAAAGAAATGTCTAAATGAAAATGGTATACTTGAGACACTGGAAGGTAATGTTGCTTATAACTATGCAATATCCTTTAGGTATTCCACCAACACTAAGAACTAACATTGATTATGTATTTATTTTGAGAGAACCATATATCGCTAATAGAAAGCGTATTTATGAAAATTATGCTGGTATGTTTCCGACATTTGAATCATTTTGTCAAGTAATGGATCAATGTACTGAGAATTATGAATGTTTGGTTATTAATAATAATGTTAAATCAAATAAGATACAGGACCAAGTGTTTTGGTATAAAGCCGAAGCACATAATGACTTTAAGTTAGGGTCAAAAGAATTCTGGGAATTGTCTAAACAGATTAATGACGACGACGATGAAGAACAATATGATCCAAATAATGTGAAGAAACGTGGTCAAGGACCCAAAATTTCGGTAAAAAAGAGCAAATGGTAATAAATAATAAATAATAATCACAATAAACCAAATTATTTCGGCTTGTCATCAATACTGCTAACTCCATATGTAAATTTATTATAAATAATATACAATAACCCAACACATAAAATCAATGTTGGTCCATAAATTTCAGGAGCTTTATTAATTAATCCATATATAATTAATAGTATTTGCGCAATAAGATTTCCGAATAAATAAAACCAAGTAAAACTAATAGTATTATGAGTACTATAAATATTACTAACAAGTGAAAAAAATGAAACAACATTAAACATAAGCGATGTTGTTGCTAATATACCTAACTTTCCCATATAATATATTATAAGTACAATATATTTTATAATAATTTAATAATTTATAACAGACTATATATAAGTCTATTTACTCGGTCTTTTTATTAGCGAAAGGCCCTGATGTTAATTGGCTTTGTCCATAATCCGATTTGCCTATAACAACATTAGCATCATCAAATAGTTCAGAACGGATATCCGCAACAGAAATAGACTCAGGCTCCTTAGAAGCAAACGTGCTTTCAGTTGTATTATGTCCAGCACCAATTAAATTGCCATCTTTATCAATGTCCTGAGTAAGAACATTACCATGTTTTTCAGAATTTTTCTTGTTTTCTTCGATAGCCTTTTGTTTAGTTTCTTTAATTCGTTGTTCAAAAGTGGACTTGGCAATAGTCTCGTTCTTCTTCTTCTCTTGCGCTAGTTGATTAAGCTCTTCTTCCAAATATTCAACACGCCCTGTTTTATAAGCCTCGGGTTCCCAAGGCAACCACAAGCCAACAGGTCCAACAAAAACATCAAAACTAGGATCAGTTTCTCTTAAAAGTTTAGCACGTATTTCGGCTTCCTCTTGAGACGCGAAGTTTCCTCTAGACTTGAACCCTCTAACGGATGTTTGGAAATTATGCTTAACGTTAAATTTCTTTTCAAGGTCTTCCTCATCACGATCCAAAAACGTCTTATAATCGTCTTCAATAGATGAATTGATAATCGTAGCTCGTTCTTCCTTTACAAAGGTTTCAAAATCTTTCATAACTTCTTCAAACTGTAATTTGTATTTAAAAGAAACAAAATTAAGAAATTGATGGAATTTTTCCATAGACTTGTTCATATCCCATTGCTTTAGGAATTCTTCAAAGTAATACATTTCTCTTTGTTTTAGGATTTTTTCAGGAGATACAAAAGAAAAACAGCCAAAATTTTGTCCAGCAATAGGCTTATCGACCTCTAACATATCAACATATTTTGGATTAATAGTTCCGTCTTTCTTGTTCTTTCTCTCAAATGGCTTTTTATAAGCGTTAGTTTTACTCATTATATATTTTAATGAATTATTGGGTTTAAGTTTTAATTTAACAATATATTTTCTTTTAAAATTAATAATATATTTTTTTCTTATTATATTTTATATAAAGATGGGTATGTTTGATATGACTGAACTTATTAAGCGCATTATTAAGTATTTAATTGAAGGTTTAATGGTTGCTATTGCTGCTTTCGCGATCCCAAAACGCTCGTTAAATCTTGAAGAAATAGCATTACTTGCGTTAACTGCGGCGGCAACTTTTGCTATTTTAGATACATACATTCCTTCAATGGGTGTTAATGCTAGATCTGGAGCGGGATTTGGAATTGGAGCCTCGCTAGTTGGATTTCCAGGAGGTTTATAACCATAATATGTTAATTAGTCTTTCCAAAGGTACTGACGTTGTAAGTTGTTTTAATAATATATAATTTAATAAAAATTGAATTATATTTTATAATATGAATTATGTCATATATTAGGTATGCTATATAATAATGAGACATTTAATAAATATTGCGAAGATAATGAAATTACTTTGCTGGAGAATTACGACCAAATAAAATTAAATAGAGAATATAAAATAAAGGGGAGATGTATTACTTGCGATTGCAATAATGAATTTGATAAATCATTTAGACAGTTAATAAAAACAGGAGCATATTGTTATAATTGTTGTGTAAATAATGGAAAACAACAATGGGCGTTAAAATGTAAATATAATATAGAACATTTATTACACTTTTGTGAAGAAAGCAATATTACATTGATTAACAATTATGATAATGAAATAATTAATAGAAATACAATAATTAATGGAAAATGTATAACTAATGGATGTGATGATATATTCAATAGGTCATTTAGAGAACTTATTAAACTTAATGGGTATTGTGCTAATTGTTGTAAAGAAATTGGAAAACATAAAATAATAGAAACAAATTTAAAAAAATTTGGATTCGATAGTGCTATGAAAAATGAAGAAGTTAAGCAAAAACACAAAAATACAATATTAGAAAAATATGGTGTAGAACATATTTCACAATTAGACAAAATTAAAGAACAAAAAAAAGAAAAAAGCTTAGCAAAATACGGAACAGAGTTTCCTTTACAGTCAGAAGAAGTTAAGAAAAAAACCAAGGCAACTAACATAATTAAATACGGTGTAGAAAATCCACAACAAAATAAGATTATTAAAGATAAAACATTGAATACTGTTTTAATAAAGTATGGTTGTAAATCAGCAGTTGGTAATTTTGATGTTAAACAAAAAATGATAAAAAATAATCTTGAAAAATATGGAGTTGAGCATCACTCGCAAAATAGCAAAATTAGTGAAAAAATGTTGAAGAATTCATATTCTACAAAAAAATATAAAATGCCATCAGATAAAATAATAGATTATCAAGGTTATGAAAATTTTGCGCTAGATGAATTACTTAATATAGAACATATTTTAGAAGATGATATTATTACAAATAGAAAAGATGTTCCTGAGATATGGTATGATGATAAAACTGGTAAGAAAAGAAGACATTTTGTTGACTTCTTTATTAAATCACAGAATCGTTGTATTGAGGTGAAATCAACGTGGACTAATCAAGCAAAAAATAATGTTTTAGAAAAACAACAAGCTGCGATAAATTTGGGATATAAGTATGACATATGGATTTTTGATGAAAAGGGAAATAGATTACAAGTATTATAAGACAATTACCAACTTTTAAACAGTAGGAATAAACTCCCAATTAATTTCAACACACATTTTTTTCCATGTTTCATCTTGTTCAATTAATTTTTCACGATCTTTTAATAAAGGAATATCTTCCAAATATTGTGTTTCTTCAAGTAGTTCACAGAACTTAAAAAGTACATAATAATAATTCAAAAAATTAACGCGATAATCTGGACAAGTTTTAGCATATGGGGATTGAATTTCCATAAATAAATTACACAATGTGTCTTCTAATTCAGGACTAAAAACAGGAGGCGGAATGCCCAATTTATTTTTAATAAACGCAATGTGTTCATAATATTTATTAAATCCTAGTTTCTTAAGAATTTCTTTTGTTTTATTATGTGTTAGTTGTTCAATCCCGATTCGTTCCTTTTTAATTTGTTGTTGAATTTGGTCAATAACCTCATCTGGAATTTGAGTAGTTTCCTTCCCTTGAAATTGTGCTAATATTTCCTTAAAATGATTAATTTTCTTATAAGCATAAAAACAAACTTCCTTTGGAGGTTCTTTATAACTAGGTTTCTCGTTTTCAATTAAATAAGGTAAATTAACAGCACAAACATTACAAATAAGCACACCCTCGTCGTCAAGCGGAATCATTTCTCCTTTAAAACAAAATTGACATATATCGGTTTCTCTAATAAACGAATTCATATCCAAGAAAGATTTATCAATATTGCTTAAATATTTCTGAACAATATTTTTGTTTTTATTTTCAGTTATGTTTTTTTCATTTTCGGATTCATCTTGTTTAACTTTGAAAATATTAAAAAGTAATTGATTTTTAGAGGTGACAACTTTGTTAGTTTCTTCCACATTATTAATGTTTTTTTTATTTTCAAAATATTCAAAAATAAATTTAGAGTTATCAAGAAAGTAGTTATTTTTCTTGTCTTTAAGTTTTTTGATTGTTTCTGTAATTTCCTTTAACCTATCCTTCATTTCCATTAATTGTTCAATAGTAAGAACCGTTTTGTTATCTATTTTTTGTTTAAGATTTGTTCTTTCTTCTTTTAATTTAGGTATAGTATCAAATTCATCCTTAACAAAATCATTTACAAACTCTTTATGCTTGCCATCTAACGTGGTTGTGTATTTTTTACAAATTTTTATTTTTTTTGTGGCCTTTGGTTTAAAAGATGGCATTAAGATGTATATATATTGTTTTGTAGAAATATTTAATTAGTATTTTTATCAAATTATATAAAAAATATATTTAAATGCAACACAACAAAAAATAAAATTGAAATTATTTAAAGATAAAGCAATTATATTATATTATATATTAAAGAGATGTTGAATTTACTCGATAAGATGTTTATTAAGAGATTTTGTTTACCTTCTAATTCGGATATTGATTTATATGAAAACGGAACATCTAATTTGAATTCTTGTTTATGTGGTAACTTTAATCACGTGGCGTGTGTCTTAAAAGGGAAAGGGAGATATGAAAAAGACTAAAATATTAAGTTTTGGCGTGAATCAATCGCCAAATAGCGATTATATAACACCTGGAATACACGCAGAACAAGATGCTATAAATAAACTCAAGCCATTAAAATATAAAAAAAATTTAGAATCAATAAATATATTAGTAATAAGATTATCATCAAAAAACAAGTTACAATCAAGCAAACCTTGTGCCAATTGTATAGAAAGTATGAAAAATAATCCAACTAAAAAAGGATACAAGATACAAAACGTATACTATTCCGATAGCGAAGGAAATATAATTAAAACTAATCTTGTTAGTTTAGATAATGAGGAAAAACATATTTCAGGATTTTATAAGCTAAAATTAAAGAAAATAATAAGTTAAAAGAATAAATAAAGAATGCCATATAACTTTAATAATGGACATAGAAATAAAGTTAGAAGACAAACAATTAGAGATAGATAAACTAAAATTCCAAAAAATGGTTTTTTTATTTAATGCTTTAGACAATGGTTGGTCAATAAAAAAAAGAAAGGATTCATATATATTTACAAAAAACCACGAAGGAAAAAAGGAAATATTTGACGAATATTATTTGTCTATATTTATGAAAGAGAACACCGACATTAATAAAATATTATCGTAAAATGTAGGTATTATTTTGTTAAACGTGTTACAAATTGTAACAATTATATAAAATGTTAAACTTAATAATTATTTTATACATACATATTTATGAGGGGTAATATTTGTATTAATAAACAATTATCGCAAATATGTAGGTATATATTGTAAAAGTTAATTTAATTATTTATTTCAATTAAATTAATTCTCAAAATTTTTTTATATTTTAGGAATATATAAAATGGGAGGCGGATTAATGCAACTCGTGGCTTATGGAGCCCAAGACGTTTACCTTAAAAACCTGTAGGGTAGAAAAACATCAGGGAATATCTAAAAAATACGATATTCATAAAGCCTTTTGTGGATGCTTCTCTTTTATAGAAAGTACCACTGATGTTAATCAGGGAAATTAATAGATTCACAAATTAATTTGAAAAACCCTGGTAAGAAAATCAAACTGCTTGAAACCCCTAAAACTTATTCTACTAAGCAATTTTTGTGAGAAAATTGTGGCCAAGACAAAGACCTTGGGTATAGTAAAAATGAATAAGATGAAATTAATGTAACAAAAATAATATAACAAATAAATTAACTAATAGAAATGGGCAATGAGCATCCAAGCTTCTTTAAATAATATTATTTTAAAACAATATAGATACAAAATAAATTAGAATGTATAAATAAATGTCTTGCGAAATAAATGAAAAATTATGCGATAAATGTGAAGTTAATTATCCGATTAGTAGTTATAGAAAATATAATGAAACATCCATCGGAAAAACTTGTAAAAAGTGTTTAAATGAATTAGATAAAATAAGAAAGAAAAATCTTAGACAAAAAAGGTCAGAAACTGTTTTTGTAAAATGCGAAAAATGTCAAGAAGAAAAGGCATTAAAATGTTTTGCAAAACTTAAAAAGTTTTATAAAAAAAAGATTTGTCGTTCTTGTTATCCTAATTTTTTAACAGAGCAAAAAACAGAATGGTGTAAAAACGAACATAATACAAATATAAATTATAGAATAAAAAAATCGTTAGCGGCCCGTTTAAGAACTGTTATTGTTAAAAACGATTCAACCATGAATTATATTGGATGTAATATTCAATATTTAAGAGAATGGTTTGAATATAATTTTACGAGTGAAATGAATTGGGATAATTATGGGTCATATTGGTCAATCGACCACATTATACCGGTTTGTAAATTTGAATTAACTGATGAAGATGAAAAATTAAAATGCTGTAATTGGACAAATTTAATTCCCGTTCAACTTTTTAAAAAAGTTGATCAAAATATTTATCATACTAATAATACTAATAATACTAATAATACTAATTTGGCTCCACCTTTTTTAAAAAAGGTGGATTATATTGTAAATAAAATAGAAAAATTTAAAGAAGAAGGTTCAACGACTAAATGGTTTTCGAGTGAATTTATATTAAATAAAGATTTTGCTGAAATGAAAGAAAAAATGAAAGCAAATATGAATTCACTATAAGATATAGTCTAATCCTTATTGAAAGATAAGGTAGAGGAAATGTACAGGTAATCCTCAAATAACTTTCTGGAAAGTGACATACCGTCGCTATACCAATTTTGCCATAGAATCAATTGAACAAACATTCAATGGCCAAGCTGATTTCGGACGTCGTGTTCAATGCACGATCAGTAGAAACGGCGATCTTGCATACAGAACATACTTGCAAGTTACTTTACCCGAAATTAACCAACTTATGGGCATTGCTGCCTTCTCCGCTGGCCAAGGATCGGGCGTCTATGCTCGTTGGTTAGATTTCCCCGGTGAGCAAATCATTGCTCAAGTTGAGGTCGAGATTGGTGGTCAACGCATTGATCGCCAATATGGTGACTGGATGCACATTTGGAATCAACTTACGATGACTTCCGAGCAAGAGCGTGGTTACTTCAAGATGATTGGTAACACCACTCAACTCACATTTATCACAGATCCTTCTTTCTCTGAAGTTGATGGACCTTGTGACTCCTTGGCTCCTCGTCAAGTGTGTGCTCCCCGTAATGCTCTTCCTGAAACAACTCTTTATGTTCCTCTTCAATTCTGGTTTTGCACCAACCCTGGTCTTGCCCTTCCGTTGATTGCCCTTCAATACCACGAAGTCAAGATCAACCTTGATATCCGACC